AAAATATATGGGACCATCAAAGTGTCTTGCTAGGAATCCTAGATCTGACTCCAACCAGGATCCGGAACTTACGTCACCGGTGATCATGACTCCGTCCACACCAGATTTTTTCAATCGACTTATAAACATCCTTTTCAGGAAAGGAAAAACAGAAAGGTTGAGGTGTGTGTCGCTATACCATGCGTACCTTTTCATGCGTTCCCTTACATAAATAAACAGAGACGAACGTATTTTTGCGTTCGTCTCGATTGAAGGCTCATTTACGTAAAACTACGTAATTTGAATTTCTATTGTTTTTTTCTTTTCAGTCTCTCTCTTGTCAAATTTTATCGTCAATACGCCATCTTCCAACTTGGCTTTGGCGCCTGAGGGCTCATAGTTCTTGTGCAAAGAATATGTGTAGCTAAATTCTTTGCCTTTTTGTTTTCCTGACAAGTTTATGTTTCTGCCTTCGGCTATGACTTTTAGATCACTGGGTTTCACACCAGGCAAATCCATGGTAAAAACTAGGCAATTATCTTTTTCTTCGACCTCATACATAAATTGGTATTTTCTATCTCTTGCATAAAGATCATCAATGAAACGAGTGATGAGTCCGTTGTCAAAAATTTCATAATTTGTGGCAAAAGGTGCGAATACTGAATCTGTGTACTTTGTCAACATTTTTGTCTCCAGGTCAAGGATTATGCTTGACTTCAAAGACATGATAAATTCAATTTTTCTGTTGGGAAGGGGCGTCAAAAGAATTTTTAATATCCGCCTTCAATTCTTTTGACGTTCACCTCACCCTTTTTCATGTAAAGATCATAAATTTCATCAAGAGAAACGCCTGACGCAATCACAATCTCAAAAAAATAGTGAAGTGAATCCGCCAGCTCTTCAACGTAAGCCTCCCTGTCTATTTCAGGAACCTCAGTCGCCCTGTGTCCCTTACTGTTCTTAAGTTCCTGGTTGGCTTCAAACAATTCTCCCATACATTCATAGGTAACACTTTTCAGGAATTTTTGTCCTGATTTGGAATTGATATCCACGGGAAATTCTGGAAATCCTCTCTTTTTTTGCAACAGAAGCATAAAATCCTTCTGTTGTTCCCACATTTTTAGAAGTCTATCTTCCATCAAGGATCACCCTCGTTGAGTGCTAGCAAACAAGCAAACATAAAAACGCTTAGAAAGACCCAGTGCCACAGGTGCATGTAGCTAAGTACTGATGACATTGTCCTTAATTTGTTTTGTAAGCGCTTCATCTACCAATTTTTGGTGCATCTCAAGGACCTGCTTTGAATACTCAGGTGTTAGCTCTAGGGATACTCCGTCGGCGCCTGGCTTAACTTCTACTTGCCTAAGAATGTCTACAATGTCAACGCCTAGCAGAATAGCCTCCTGTAGGATTTGAGCAATTCTAGAAATAACACCATCTGAAAATTTATACGTCATGTCAAAATCCTAAAACAAAATTGGTGAGTGTATCACAGATCAAAGGCAGAAATTGACATGTCAAAATTTCTGGTGTCCCTAACCAACTGAAGCATCTTTTCAGCAATATTTCTAATTTCAACCTGCGCATGAACAGAATTTCTTAGTCTTTGAAAGTGTACAAAACTTCTAAAGTTAAACATCACGTCAGCCGTAATTTGATTCCCGTAAGGCAAATAAAATCTTGCAGATTCCTTCGCTCTCTTCCTGGAAACTCCCTTAGACACTAGCCTCTCTAGTGTTTGGTGATATTGTTGCAAGGCCGATTCAACAAATAGGACATAACGTTCCCTTTCCTCATCATCCCAGTCAACAGGAACGTAGTACTTATCATCTTTTAGCTCTTTGTATCTAGCTGATTCCGCGTTCACAGAAACACCGATCCTGTGCTTGATGAGGTGAATGTGCGAGCCTATGTCTGAGGTCACCAAAAAATGCAAAGATGACTTTTCAAATGGTGTCTCATGTCCATTTTGCGCAAGGTCACGCAACAATTTGCCCATCCTGTTTCTTTTTTCTTCAGTCAAGTCCCTGGAGGTTGATGTCCACGCCGAAAGAGCGTGGCTCTCATCGCCTCCGTAAACTCCAATCAATTCAACCTTATTGTTACCGCAATAATCATTGATCATGTTATTTTCCTCAAAGAAAGTACTTTTGCCAACTGTGCTCACCACCGTGATCAATTGGCAAATTACACCTCAACCTCTGGCCATTTTGAAGAACAAAATTTGAAGGAGCGCCGCAATTTCCCGCAGCTCTAATTTTTTTCAGTGTTGTTGGACGAACTGCCACAATTTGTTCATGATCAGCTGGTGCATCTCCGTGTGTAGTTCTTTCAACACTTCGTTGGCAGCATCTCTCATGTCCGTTGCGTGTCTTGAATTTTGAGATTTCAACAGTATGAAATTCTGCAGATATTGTCTTATCTTTTCTATGCATTCGTCTGATACCTGATGCAACAAGAACTCAGGCATGCCTCGCATGAATTCTTCCGCGATAATTTGTCTGAGTTCTTGTTCGTTCAGTTTCATGTCCTATAATTATAAGCCACACTTAGAATTGCCGCAATTGACACACGTCACACAACCTTCCTTGTAAACAAGGCCGTCAGTGCCGCAGTTGGTACACTTTTTGTCAGAAGAAGATTTCGTGCCATCAGGAATGTAGCACTTTAGAACCCGGGCTATTGCCCTAGAGAAGCTTTGCATGTCACTGTGTTTGTCCTTCTGCAATTGTTCAACCACGTATTGTACTGGTATGCCATGTCTTAGCGAGAGCGAAAGTGAACGTGTAAACGCTCCGTGATTTGGATTGCTAAAGAGCTCAACCACGTCCTTGAAAATGAGATTGTCATCATCGCCAAGAGGAATCCTGAGATTGTACGTCGCCACGCCATCCCTTTTTCCGTTTTTGACCAGCGAGCCAGCCTTGACCTTCTTGGGAACTTCAACGTGTTGTGACAGACCACAGAATATTTCGTACGGTTTGTCATTTAGCTTACCCACCAACACTAGGTATGTTTCAGGTCCCTCAGAACCCTTCACGTTTATTCTGTGAATATCACATGGTAGTTCCATAGGCCTCTTTGGCGCATGATTTTCTGTGATGGCAGGAGGCTGGTCATCTGCCTTTTCCTCCTCCTTTTTTGGTTGTTCAGACACAAGAACACCAGTCCTGCAACCGTCGCGATACACTGTGAAACCCTTGCAGCCTGATTCCCAGGCCGACATGTACACCTGTGCCACCAACTCTCGAGTCGCAGAATTTGGAAGATTGCAAGTCTTGCTGAGAGAGTGACAGATCCACTTTTGTGCCGCGGCTTGTAGTTTGACAGACATCTCCCAATCTACGTCATTTGCCGTGGCCTTCCAGTAAGGAGATTCCTCAATGACATCTGCCTTGCCCGTGACTTCCATCCACCTCTTGTAACCGTGATGGTACACCTTGTACTCTTGCCACTTGTCTCCCAACGCGTCAACAAAGTCGACCTTGGCTGCCTGATCATTGGCCGTGATCTTTTTGCGCCGAGTGTAAGACAGTAGAAACGCAGGTTCAATGCCGCTAGTCGTCTGTGTCAAACAAGAAACGGAACCTGCCGGTGCCGTGGTTGTGAGCGCAATGTTGCGGCGACCGTATTTCTGGTAATCTGCCTTGAGTTCTGAGTCAGCAGCCACAACGAATTGTTGAATGAAAGGATGATCACGTTCCAATTCGTGCTTATATACTGGAAATGCACCTCTCTCCTTTGCCATCGTCACGGTGGAACGATAGGCATTCATCGAGAGCGACTTGTAAATTTCCTCGGTCTTGTCCACTGATTCCTGTGAACCGTACCTGACATTGAGATACGCCAGCGTATCTCCCAAGGCCGTCACGCCGAGGCCTGTTCGCCTGCCGCCTGAGGCGGCTTGCTTGATCTTTTTCCATAGCGAGATTTCAATTTCCTTGACGTGAGTTGACTCAGGATCGTCCTTTATCTTCTGGATGATCTTGTCAACGGCCTCGAGCTCGAGGTCCACGAGATCATCCATCAGGCGTTGGGCAACCTGTGTGGCCTTTCCAAACCTTGCGTAATCGAAAGATGTTGCCTGGGTAAATGGGTCATTCACAAACTTGCTTAGATTGAGCAGGAGCAACCTACAAGAATCATACGGAGAGAGGACGATTTCACCGCATGGGTTTGTGGAAACGGATCCATATCCCAAAGATGCGTACGCCTCTGTCGGCGTATTTCTCTTGACGGTGTCCCAAAATAGCAAACCTGGCTCTGCGGATGACCATGCCGCATCAATGACCTGATCCCAGACGTCCTTCGCCTTGATGACCTTTGTCACCTTTGCGCCATCCACTGTCTCATTTACAGGCCATCTTAGTGTATATTCAGCGTTATCCTTAACGGCCTGCATAAATTCGTCTGTCAGGCGAATTGAAATGTTGGCTCCCGTCACCTTTTTCAGATCACGTTTAATATTGATGAATGTTTCAATTTCTGGGTGATTGACAGAAATCGTGAGCATTAGGGCACCCCTGCGGCCGCCTTGAGCGACCTCCCTGCAGGTATTTGAGAATCTCTCCATGAAAACCCCAATACCGTCCGTGGTACCTGCCGCGTTTGCCGTTGGCATGCCCCTGGGACGAATCGTGGAAATGTCAAACCCAACTCCACCTCGGCGTTTCATAATTTGCGCCTGTTCTTGGTCGGAAAATAGGATGCCTCCGTAAGAATCTTCTGGGGATTGAATGACAAAACAATTTGACAAAGATTGAACCTTGTGATGATTTCCCATCGCTGACATGGGAGATCCTTGCGGCACAATTTCCCACCTAGAAAGGTATCCATAAATTTCATCTTCCGACAGTGGATTAGGATACTTTTGTTCAATCCTAGAAAACTCCCTTGCCAAACGCCTGTGCATGTCATCTGGCGTCTTCTCCAACAGATTGCCGCTCAGGTCCTGCAGAGCGTACTTTCCGGCAAAAACTTCAGCAGCGAGTTCGTCCCCTTTGAAATACTCGATGGAAGCCTCGCGAACTTGCTGATACGTGTATGTCCTCATTCAATTTCTCCAGTGTTGTTTGTGAGATAACCGTGCAGACTAACTATACTTCAGGTCGTGGTAACAGTATCCGTTGCATTTTCACGAGAAGTCTCAGGGGTTTTCTTCAACCTCTCACCAATCACAGGATCATTTTTTAGTTCTTTCCACTTGACCCTCAAGGCTCGCTTGACTTCATCCTCATCTTCCTTTACGGTACCCTCTAGGGAGCCAGCCGTTCCAAGAATTTCAAATTTGCTGCGTGCAGTATCAATTTTCACTGGGTAAACCAAACCATCTCGGCCTGCCCTGTTCTTGGCGACATACAATCTACCAATCCCAGAAGATTTTTCATGTGACCTACGAGAAACGCTGACCACGACATCAGCCACCATCGCTTTTCCGTACGCTTCACTCATGTTGCTAAGATCAACAATATCACTGTTGGATCCCTCTTTGTTGGATTGTGATGCTGTCCAAATTGGGATTGCCTTCTCAGACGCAAATCCCCTGAGCTCTTCATAAATTAGTTTTAGTTCATGTCTCAGAGAGTCAAATTGCCGAGTTGATCTCATAATGTCTGCGTAATCAATGATGATGACACCAGGTCTGAACCCCTTCACCTCAAGCCTCTCTATGTGGCTACGCAAGGTATAAATGCTAGCAGTGTTGGTCGGAAATTCCTTGATTATCAGTCGACCCAACTTCATGTCTTTGTACTGCTGCATGATCTTTTCCTTGTTATCGATTACCTGGTTGGAATCGATGTCACAAAGATTAGAGTCATACCTGAGACCTACAGCCGCCTCCGATAGCTCAAACGTGTAGTGAAGGACGTCAATGCCCTGTCGCAAGGCACTCGCCCCAAAATAAGTGAGAAGGTGAGACTTTCCTACACCTGTGGGGGCTACGACAACTCCAATTTCACCTGCTCCCAAACCACCATTGAAAATTTCCTTCTTGTCGAGCTCATCAAGGCCAGTAGGAACACAATTCCTTTGTAGCCTAGTAAACCTGCTCTCATAATCAGAAAAAAAATCGTGACCCAGTTGGGGGGCTGTGCCCACCATCACAGCCTTCTTGATGCCTTCCACAATAGACTCATATCTCTCGGCCTGAATTTGATCCACCGCCTCTTCCAACGCTTTCTTTAGGGCTTGCTTGCGACAAAAATCAAGAGATTTTTCTTTTACATATTGCAAGTCGCCTGGGTCTGGATTGACACGCATTCTCTGCAGGTATTCAACGATCTGATCCCTGAGGAGAGTATCCGTTCCAACCTTCAGTTCGTCCTTGATGATTGTGATCAAGAGTTGCAACGTCGGAAACACCTTGTATTTCTTTGCGTAAGAAAAATACCTGTCTGACAGGTATTGCAAATACTTGGGCTCAAGGTACGTGACATCAAAAACCTCTAGCGTTTGTTCTGCAAAGTGTTTATCCACCAACAGAGCTTGCACGATCTTTTCTTGAAAATTCTTGCCATAAGTTCCGAAAGAAGCCTTTGTGGTGACGCGGTTATTTTCGCTCATAAATCCTTGTTCCTCAGGTTATCGATCCCAGAAAATGCATAGAAGAAACCCTCGACATCAAAATCGTTAATTCCTTCCTTGATCAATTCTTTTATCATGTTCATTCTATCGATCTTGGGTACAAATGTACTTATCATATAATCAATCTTGGAAGCCTGTTGCGCTGATAGCATGCTACCGTCCAGGTAAACCAACTTCCAGTTTCTCTTGACGTCTTCTTTACTTTCTACAATCCTCCTAATCACAGCAGATTCACTCAACCTGGCGTGACAATAATTGAAGACATCCTCCAACAAGATGTCATTTTCTTGACACAAGAGAGGTATTACTCGGGCAGCCGTCTTGAAACCCAAGCCTTTGACACCTGGTATGTTATCTGACGGATCACCGCACAAGGCTTTGGCAAGAGCAAAATTCTTGGGTTGAACCTTAAAATCACTTATTACGCTTTCAACTGTTACGTAATTTTTCTTGTGAAGACTGTAAATTTTAGTGTTATCATCTAGCAATTGATACATGTCCTTGTCAGATGATGCGATTATCTTTGGAAGATTCAGAAATTTTTGTCTGCATAGGTAAGCTATGACATCATCTCCTTCGCAGTCTGAAACATACAGTTGACATACCGGAGCTTTTTTTAGCATTCCAAGCAGGGCGATGAGCTGGTGTTTTTTATTATCATCAGTATCAGGTATGTCATCTTCATAGAAACGATTCAGCTTTTCAGGCTTACGGTTCATCTTGTATTCTGTGTACAGGCTGCGCCTTCGTTGTGATCCTCCTCCTTCCCACGCCACGTAAACAACAGAGGGAGAAATTTCATTGACAAGTTTTCTTAGAGTTTTGAGAAATCCTATGCATCCTCCCATTTGGTACCCATGAGAGCTCATTGATGGGTAGGCAGCGTATGACCTAACGAACGCATTCATTCCATCAATAATCAATATGGGTCTTTGGGAGGTTGACATGCATATATGATAACATGGATTTCACATAAAGTACAAGATAGTTATCAAAATGATCAAAGAGTTGTTGAGAGAGTACGTCTTTCAAGTCATTACTGAAAGAATTAGAACGGCGAAAGTCGGTAAAGAGACATTTAATCTTGAAAAATTCAAAAAAATTCAAGATTATCGTGAAATGGTGTTCTATGCGACCGACTTCTTGCAATATTTGGGAGAGGGATCATCCAGAATTGCTTTCGTGTATAAGTCCACACAGGTAATAAAAATTGCAAAGAATGAAAAAGGTATTGCACAAAACGCTACTGAGGTGGAGATAAGCCAGGACGAGGGTACAAAAAATGTGGTGGCTAAAATATTTTATGCCGATCCTCAGAACCGTTTCGTCATCTCAGAACTGGTCAGACCGTTGAAAAGTGGGGAAGACATTAGACGTCTTGAACAACAAGCTGGCGTTACATTTGGTGATTTTGTAAGAACTATTAGAAGTGTAGAAAATTCTCCTGATAAAATTGATGACATAAAAAATCCCTGGATAAAGAGCGTAGCGTGGATCGTAATTTCACACGATTTGATCTCATCTGACGCTCTCGCAGAAGAACACTGGGGCATAACTCCAGAGGGGAGAATTGTATTGCTAGACTACGGATTCACTGAAGATGTTTTTCAAAAACATTACAAGTGACAATAATCCAGTGCTCCCGAATCCTCCACCACCTCGAGAGGTTTCAGACAGTTCCTGTGCCTTCTCAAATGATGCTTGATAAATCTTTGAAAATACGAGTTGGGCAACCCTCTCTCCTTTTTCCAAGATTTGTATTTCCTTTCCTAGGTTCACCAGACACACCTTGACTTCTCCCCTGTAATCAGCGTCAATAGTACCTGGTGAATTGAGAACCGTGATTCCCTTTTTTGCGGCAAGACCCGACCTAGGCCTGACCTGTGCCTCATATCCATTAGGAATTTCCAGACAAATTCCAGTGCTGACCAACAGCCTATCCCCGGGTTGCAGATAGGCTGTGTGAGTGATGTGGAGATCACACCCCGCAGATCCTGGCGTAGCGTATGCCGGAACGATGGGTTCAGCGCCAGGAGAGTTAGTGTACCGTACAATGATATTTTCAGGCAACTTTCACCTCCTCCTCGTCATCTGCTGGGGTGTCACCTTCACCGTGTGAGGAGTCAAATCCCATGGTGTAAGCGCACTCAATCACCTTGTCAATGAAGGGCTTGTAGGTGGGATCCTTCATCATGTCACCAAAGTCGCTCTTATAAAACTTCTTCTCGATCACAATTTCTCCCGTGGAAACGTCGCTCACCCTGAATTCTTTCCACGCACCTGTGCCAGAAATTTTGATCTCCACCTTACCAGGATTGCCCTTACTGTCTGCATAGTCAGCAAAGACTTTTTCTGTTTCACAGTAAGTGCGGCAATTATCAAAGATGTACTCGTCCTCAACAATTCCCTTGCCAAAGATGATGTCAAACTCGCACTTCTTGAACGGTGGAGCCACCTTATTCTTCTTTACTGTGCAGATGACGTGAATGCCAGTGATATTCCCTGACTTGTCTTTTACCTGCGTGCCAGAAGTCAGCTTGATCCTGATAGAGGCGTGGTAAGGAATGCTCTTGCCTCCCGGGGTGACATCTGGATCTCCATGCATCACTCCGATGGCTGTCCTCAGTTGGTTAAGACACAACAGGGTCACGTTGTTCTGGCCAATGACGCCAGTGATCTTTCGCATGCCCTTGGAAATTACCCTTGCCTGCAAGCCGATGGTGTTATCTTCATACTCACCGTCTAGCTCAGCACGTGGCGAGGTGGCGGCCACAGAATCCCAAACGACCAAGATGGGAACGTTCTTGCTGTGAATCTGTTTTGCCTTCAAGATAGTCGATTCAATGATTGAAAAGACCTCCTCAGTACAGTGAGAATCGCAGTACACGAACCTTTTCTTGACGTCAATTCCCATGCTGTGAAGTTTTGCAACAGGCGTGGCATTTTCAGTGTCAACGTACACCACGAGGCCACCCATTGACTGCACGATGGAAGCAGCGTGGTACGCGAGGTGAGACTTACCGATAGAAGGAGCACCAGAAATTTCAATGATTCTACCTTCTGGGTAACCACCTGCCATCGCATTTCTAATAGCGTAATTGAGTTGGACTGATCCCGTGTCAATCCACCTTTTTACCACGGTGGGAGCCTCATCTTCGCTCAGATTGTAGGCAATTCTTTGGCCAAATTCCTTATTTATGGACTTTATCAGGTCACTAGTAAAATCTGTAATATCGTCTTTCTGTTGAGGTTGCTCTTCTGCCGCTTTCTTAATTTTTGCCATGTTTTCTCCTGTTGATGAAAAAACCGCTCCGGTTTTTGCCGAAGCGGTTTCAGACTAACTCAGAACAAATTGTCTTATAACTCATCGCCCATCAGGTCTTCAAATGCCTCATCAAGTGATTGCTTCTTTGCAGGCTTTACAACAACCTCGTCGTCATCAACCTGCGGCTTCTTAGGAACCTTTGCGACAGGCTTAGGGGCCTCAGGCGTGGACTTGGACTTCACTTCCTTCACAAGGTCATCTAGCGCATCTGGGTCAGAATTTCCGCGAGAGGTTCCCTCATCAGGGGTTGCAGTCTCCACGTCACCATTGAGCCAGTTGTTCAGGATGGTCTCAATCTCCTCCTTGCTCTTCAGGCGATACATATCATCAAGGCTTGGAACAGAATCCAACCACTGTTGAAGCTGTCGAGCGTCGTCATGCAGCTTGCTCGACCTACCCTTACAATCCACAGTTGTGTCCTGGAATTGCTTGCCCGGTTGCTGAGTAAGAGTCACCTTCAGATCAAATCCCTCCTGAGGATCCAGGATGTCACCATAATCCTCGTCAACAAAGAATCCCAGTAGGCGCTGGTAGACAATCTTGCCGAAGCTCCACACCATCACGCCTTTGTCTTCTTGGCCCCTGACAATTACGGGGGTATAAGCCCGCATCTTGGGCTGCAGCTTCTTGGCAAGGACCCTGTCGTCTGGCTTACCCGAAGAGTACAACTTCCTGATCAGGTCGTCAATTGGATCTGGCTTGCCAAACTGCTTAGGAGCAAGAAGGCCTGCGTTGTTACCAATGTAATAGAACCACCTTTCAATGAAGGGTTGACCCTCAGGGGCATTCTTCCAAGGCAAACACCGAACCTTGTACTCTCCAAGAGCAGGCTTCCAAAGTTGGACAGCAGATGTCTTCTTGGTACCATTGAGCTCAGCCATGCGACGACGAATTGCATCTAGATTTACCGCCATAATTCTTTTCCTCTTCCTCTTGTTATTTCAGTCCTCTAAAAAAGATCGCACCAACGCGGTCTTTCATTTTCATATTATCATGAGTTTTTGCTAAGTTCAAACAATAATTTTGAGCCCGTAATTTTTTATAAGTCTTCTTTCTTACGAAAGGCAGGACCCACGGCGCCAACAATAGCGCCGGCGCCAACGGCGGAGAATTCATTGACATCAATGTCTGTGTCCTCGTCCACTTCCTCAGACGTGTCAGAAGCTGACTCGTCGGGGGAAATGAGCTGTGAAGCTACCCGGTGATTTTGTTCCTCAATCAAGGCTCTAACGTATTGCCTCAGCAAAAATTTACTCATGTCATAAATATGGTCTTCTACGGCAAGAGACCCTTTTCTTGCTTGGTAGCAATGATATCAGCCATGTGAACCACGTCTGCAAGCATCGGTTCCTTAAGCTTATAAGGCGCATTTTCTTCTGCGTACTGTCCATCATTCAAAAAGATTGCCAACATCTCTTCTTGGGACAATTTTAGGCCATAGTGCTGACACAAAAAAATTCCTCTTAGGGGAACAGTCATGTACTGAATAGTCTTGTTGTAACCGTACATCTCTCCCAATTTTTCTGCCCTCCACGGGTCGGCAGGAACGTAATAATCAGCCTCGTGATTTCCGACCTTGCCCAGGTCATGAAACAGGCAACCGATGATCAAGGAATCCTTTGGAATTTGCCAACCAAATGCTTTGGTCAATGTCATCGCATTTCCCAGGACACGCAGCGAGTGTTCCACAAGACCACCGGGAAAGGCATTGTGATATTCCTTTTTTCCAGACGCAGGACAGACTGCCAACCTGTCTCCTAGACCGTCTACCAATCTGAGCGCGGCCTCTGAACGATCTCCCAATTTCTCACAGAGCGAGCGATACTTGTTGTAATTCTTTTCAATGTCTTCAGCCGTGAGTGTCATGAAGGCAAACTATCAATTATCTGAACGGTGTTCAAGAAATTCACACTTTAGCGGAAAGCTCTGCACGTACCCGGGCACTTTCACATGAGACACGCTCTCAACAGCACCGAGGCACTCTTCTGACACATCAAGCACAAGGGCATCGTGCAGGACGAACAGGGGCCTAACACCCTTGAGGTGCGACAGTTGCTTTGCCACTTCGCTAAATCCCAGAAGAGAAACGTCAACGCCCGTTGATTGCACGTATGAATTTACGAAGATCCTGTCTACCGGTTCGTCAATGTTGATGAGCCTGCCGTGCCTATTTTTGATGTGTCCTTCTTTGATGTATTGTTCCTTGACCCGCTGGCATAGCGCATCTGTGCCAAAGTAACCTCTCACGCTCTTGATGAACCCATCAAGCTCCGATCCTGATATGCCCAGTGACTCTCCCAACGCCAGCTTACCAGAGCCGTAAAGTTCTGATATCACCGCGATCTTCACTGACTTTCTGGGAACTTTCCCAGAAAAAAGTTCCTGAGAGATGTGTTCATACAGGTCAACCTTGTCACACCTGCCACCTGCCTCATAGAGCGCAACCCTTGCCTCCAAGGAGGAAAAATCAAGGTAGGCAATCTTACCTCCGGGCTGACTGGGGATTACCATGTCTCTGTATTCTTTTTTCAGGGTCAAGATTGCCGGACCGGAAGACACCGTCAACCTGCCCGTTCGGGTCCCAAACCTATCGTACTCAACAGTGTTGGCAAAACCGCGTGGGCCGGGTCTAAAACTTTCCACGGCTTTTGAGTTGAGAGCCGAGGCTGTCAAGTACTCACTAAACTTTGTTTTAGATATTTTTGCAGGCTTCAGGTTACGCAAAATGAGAGACTCGGGCACCCAGGTGTTCACGTAATAATCTTTCAAACAACCTTCAATAGCTTCTGTGGCCTGATTAACTATTTTTTTCACGAAGGCACGGTGTTCCCTTGCCGGCATGACGTGTGACCACGGAATGTTTCCCAGTGAACCAGTGACCAGCAAAGACATGGCCTTCGCAAATTGTTGTGGGGGTGAGAAGTCAATTTTCCGCTGGTTCAACCGAGCCAAGGTATCAAGGCAAGCATCACTGAAAAGATCAAAATTTCCAGAGAGGTGCCATGCGTTGGCAGGCACCTGATCAACCCATCTATAACCGTCATCGACCAGCAGGTTGTTCTCAGTCCCCATCAACCTGCTGCTGATGCACACGTCTTCCTTCATGTGACAATGATAAACCTTTCATGTCAACATTTACACTGAGTTACTTCTTAGCGGCAGGCGCGTTTGACTTTTGCGTTTTTTGTCCGGGTGCGGCCTTGTCTTTGTCACTCTTTTCTACGGCAGGCAACATTCCCGCGAGCTCAGTTCGCGCAGACTCGTACCTGCCATACGCATCAAAGAACGCCATGGTAAGAGATGAGTCAAATTTTCCCGGGGAGATGGCGTGTGTTAGGCCAGAGATACCGTAGATGTTATCGAGCGTGGTTCCTGTGCCAAAATCAACAAAAAATCTTTGCGAATAATTTAGCAACGGACAACCTAGCGTGCGCATTGTCAAGGCGGCGGGTATCACTCTGAGAGGCAGGGCGCCCACGGCGCCGCCTGACGGCAGACCTGCAGGTTTCTTTCCAGCGTTGTGACCCAACAATTGTGCAGCCGTCAACATGGGCTCCTGTTTTGATGACATTGAGGCCTCGTGAACGCTTGAGGCGTTCATGCCCACGACTATTGTGGGGATCATCTTTGACACCACATTTTTGATGTCTTGGTTGGTCATGATATTTTGTTCTGTCATTGAGACTGTTTTTTCTAGGCCAGAATTTTGCTTGACTTCTAGATCATACGTTTGTTTTAGCTGATCAATGGTAAGGTTTTCGTGTTTTCTTATCCAGTCTTCTGTGCCTTGTCCCGCAACTTCATAATACGTGGTAGAATTTCCTTGGGTCCTGCCACCGGCTTTCAACATGTACGTAGGGCCCTTGTAATTGTCCACCGTCTTGTCATACACGTGTATCCTGCATATCTTCCTTGAAAATCTTTGAGTTTTTGGAGAAGAATTTCCGACGACCGACCCGGGAGATTCATAGAACCTGAGCAAGTCCACCACCTCATTTTCACTAAATTTTTCGTGCGTTGTTTCAACGTAAATCTCAACCTGAGGTTGAACAAACGTTCCCAATCTCAACATGATTTCATCAAGCTTTTTCTGACCATCTTTCGTAAACTTGGCAGCAGGTTCCTTTTGGTCAAAGGGTTCAAATATTCCCTGAGTCAGAAACCCATACGCTGGTGCCCTTTGGTCTCCAAACTGCGCATCAATCGCCAATCTGAAAAATTCCTCCACAGTTATCGCTTCGGTCCCTTTGTTCATGATGACTTCGCGATATTGCGACATGAACACGGGAACATCTATTGGAAATTCAGCAATGTTTGTGTATGAAGCTGGACCACACATGTCATTCAAACAGTAAAAATAAATTTGATAATCATCTATGACGTCAATGGAGAACAACGCATCACCCATAAAAACGCTAAACAACTTGCCGAAAGAAACAACCTTCTTGGTTATGTTCAAGTCTTTTATGAGGTCATCCTTGGGTTTGTATTTAGCGTTGTAGTCAGCTATTTCCTTGAGAAGAGGGTGAGACTTGACGTTCGTTTCCTTAGTCATCTCTTTCAGCTTTTCTTCTGTTATCAAAAATGGATCATTGTCGTTGAGCTTATTAAATTTTTCTTGCACAATTGACGTCGCTATTTGCTTGTATTTTTCTTTCATGGCAAATTTTTTTACTTTTTTGCCATTCTCTGTCACTTCTTTGACAGCATAATATTCATCTAGCTTTTCTTTCAA